CTGTAACAGATGCTAGCCACGGGGCTGTGACAAACGATTTCGTTACATTTACGAGTGCAACTACCTTTGCTGGAATACCAGCAACTGAGTTGAACAAAGAACACCAGATTACTGTTGTAGATGGCGGCACATATACAGTCACTGTAGAGACTGCTGCAAATGCTACCACAACAGGTGGCGGCACACCGTCAGCAGCGTATCAAATCAATACAGGTCTAGATACGATTGTGTCAGGAACTGGTTGGGGTGCTGGTTTGTGGGGTGGAACAACTCCTGCCGACCCAGCGACAACATTGAACGGTGCTCTTAGTGCCGATACCGCTGGCACGGGGGGCTCTGGAACTTCGGTCGTACTTACAGATGCGAGTAGCTTTCCAAGTTCTGGTTCAATCGTGGTGGATGAAAAAGAGGTTATCTCATACTCAGGTAAAAGTAGTAACACCCTAACAGGCATCACTCGTGGTCAGGACGGTAGCACACCCACTGCTGGTACAGGTGTTGCTCATGCTGATGGTGTGGCTGTTCGTGGCACAGCCGCGATTACTGGGTGGGGTGATCCAGCATCACTAGCGGCGACCTCGGGCACCGAAGCTCGGATCTGGTCACTCGACAACTTCGGGGAAGATCTGATTGCAAATGTTAGAGACGGTGCGCTTTATTACTGGAACAAGTCAGATGGGTTGTCTTCTAGAGCCACAACGTTAGCGGCCTCTGACCCTTCTAATGCGGATCAAGTGCCTATCATAGCCAGGCAAGTTATGGTTTCGGACAGAAGCCGTCACTGCATCGCATTTGCCTGTAACGCACAAGGACAAACAGCGCAGGATCCATTGTTGATTAGATTTTCAAAGTCGGAAAACGCGGTTGATTGGAATATTCTAACAGCAGGAACGGATGCGGGAGACTTGATTATTGGATCTGGCTCTAAGTTCGTCACAGCCATTGAAACCAAACGTGAGATCCTGGTGTGGACAGATGTGAGCTTGCACTCCATGCAATTCATTGGTGCGCCAAATACTTTTGGTCTAATTCAAATTGCTTCAGGCTTGAGCATTATTGGACCGAATGCTGTTACAGCGGTGAACGACCAAGTCTTCTGGATGGGTGAGAATCAGTTCTATGTTTACGATGGTAGAACGCAACAGATTCCCTGCACTGTTCGAGACTATGTGTTTGGCGACATAAACCAGGACCAGCGAGAGCTTATTACAGCGGGGCTGAACTCAGCATATTACGAAGTTTTCTGGTTCTATCCGTCCAAGAACTCATCTGAAGTCGATAAGTATGTGGTGTTCAACTACTCCGAACAGGTTTGGTATTTCGGAACCTTGGCTAGAACAGCCTGGATTGATGCTGAAATCCGTTCGTATCCTGTGGCTGCGTCCCCAGATCGATATCTATACAACCATGAAATCGGTAACGATGATGGTTCGACATCTCCTGCCACGGCTATCCAAGCTTTTATCGAAAGCAGCCCGTTGAGCATAGAAGGTGGCGATCAGTTCCAATTAATACGAAGGGTTATACCTGACATTACGTTTGATGGATCAGAACAGGCAACACCAACAGTCAAGTTTACACTGGAAGGTTACGATAAACCGGGTCAGTCGGGACAGGATTCGGTGAATGGCACCGTTACAAAAGAAGCTAGCGAAACCGTCGAAAAATACACCGATGAATTGTTTTTAAGGCTTCGTGGCAGAGCTTTTTCTGTTAAGATAGAAAACACAGGAACTGGAACACAATGGCGTTTAGGTATACCTAGAGTAGATATAAGACCGGATGGGAGAAGATAATGCCTCAGAGAGAACTTGTCCCACCCGTTATATCAAACGCTCCGCCCGAATATGATCAGGCGTATGTTTCAGATCTCGCAAGAGCGTTGACCCTTTTGATTGATCAGGTCAACACAGATGGTCAGCTTCGCGCTACCACTGCCGTACTTACAGCATTACCAACTAGCGCAACGGGCTTGGAAACGGGGTCGTTGTACAACGATTCTGGGACGATAAAGATAGTCACATGATGAACGCAGCAAACGCAGGATTTATAGGAAGAGCGATTGAGGAACTAGGGCCTCAAAGTGTGCCTGAAATACCGTCTGAAGGCTCAAAAGGCATTTCAGGGTTGATACGACAGGTTATGTTGCAAGCAAATCAACAGAACCCAGGAACTTTCACTTTTTCACAAAATGAAGCTCAAGCTCCAGCGCAACCGTATCAAGGTCAGCCCATGAAGTTTGCGGCTCCACCACCACAGATGGCTCAAGTGGAAACGCCCATGTTTTCTCCAGCCACGCCGCGTATGGGTGGTGTTCCTTCTTTGGGTGGTCGGCAAGATATGGCAGAAAAGCTGGCTAACATGGGTCGGTACGATGATGACGAGATTGCTCACGTTGCCGAGGGAGAGGTAATCGTTCCAGCACCAATCATGAAATACTATCCCGAGATTAAGGAACAGGTGTTCCAAGCCATACGGGAAGAAGGACTTGATCCGAATGAGTTTGTTGTTGGTGACGAAGTGGTGGCGCGCAACCCATACACCGGTATGCAAGAGTTTGGCTGGCTCTCCAAAACATGGAAGAAAATTAAGAAGGTTGTTAAGAAAGCCGCCCCGATTATTCTTGCTGCTACCGGACTTTATTTTGCTGCTCCGCTCTTGGGAGGTGCAACATTTGCTGCTGGTGGTGCTGGTTTCGGAGCCAAGGCAGCGGCTATTGGTAAAACAATACTGTCGGGTGCCGTTGCATCACCGGGGCTTGCTGGGGGGCTTGCCGGTACTGCTTTTGGTTTGGGACAGGGTAAAAACCTCAAAGACTCTTTGAAGCTAGGTCTGAAGGCAGGAGCAGTAACAGGCACTTTAGGCAATGTATTTGGCACAAAAGGAATTGCAAGCCTGACAGGTGACCAAGCTCTCATAGAGTCAGCAAAACCAGGACTGTTTAGCGGTGCGGGTAACAAAGTTGCTGAAGAGGTTATTACAGAGAGCGCAGAGAATGTTGTTGGAGATCAGGTTGAAAAAAACGTTTTTCAAAAAGCGGCTGGATCTATTGTTAAAGGTTTCGAAAAAGATGCTATCGGAACCACAACAAACCTTGCCGCACTTGGCATGATAGGCACTGGGCTCCTGACCAGCCCAGAAGAGATGCCGGTGGGAGAAGAGTATGAGTACGAGCCAACTCGAGAAGGTATACCGATGGCGGGTCTATACTATGATCCAGCTACCGGAACTTACTCAAACACACCATCAACAATCAACGTGATCCAAGGACCGATACGTCGTGTGAATGCAGGAGGTGCAGTCTCGGGTCCTGGAACTGGGACCTCGGATAGTATTCCTGCCATGTTGTCAGATGGTGAGTTCGTAATGACGGCGAAAGCTGTTCGTGGTATGGGTGGAGGTAGCAGAGATAAAGGGGCGGCTAAGATGTACCAGTTGATGAACCGTCTTGAAGGAAGGGCATAATGTCTACACAAACAACAATTCAAGAGGTTCGACTTCAACCGTATCAGGAAGAGATGCAGAAGGATGTTTATGCCTCTGCTAAACAAATCCTTAATCAACCTCAACCTACCGTAGATTACGAAACCTTTCTCGCGGAACGTGACCCTCTTCTTATTCAGGCAGAAGAATTAGGTAAAGGTGGCATCGGCGCATATCAGGGACTGCTTGATGATGCTTCAGCCCAGACAGCACTAGCCGCTGACTATGCTCGACAGCAAGCAGAAATGGCAAGGCAAGCAGGAGGACAGTTCGATCCTAGCGGTATCGGACGTTTCATGAATCCATATGAACAGCTAGTTCTTGATCCTGCCCTAGAAAGAATACGGGAACAGCAATTACAGTCCGAAAATTTAGCGAAACAAGCTGCAATACAACAAGGCGCATTTGGTAGCACTCGTGCTGCACTATCTCAACAAGCTGCGGCTCGTGACTTTGAAAAGCAACGTCAGGAAACAATTGGTAATCTGAAGTATCAAGGATTCCAGACTGCATCAGGAATGGCGCAACAAGCCTTCGAAGAGGAGAAACGTCGTCAACTTGGAATTGCAGAGTTGCTTGGACAAACAGGAACGCAAATGGGTCAGGCTGGTGTCATGTATTCAAATCTTGCACAGCAAGCTCAAGATCAAGGTCTACAAGATGTAGCTACCCTACAGCAACTTGGACGAGACAGCATGGCATATGATCAGTCTGTGCTTGACGCTCAACTGAGATCTCAAATGGAAGGCGTCCAAGAACCATATCGTCGCCTTGGTTTTGTTTCTGATATCTTTGCCGGACAACCGACGACACCTACAACATATACAACTTCTCCAGCACAAGGCGGTGGAGGCGACAGACGGTCGGCGTTACTAGGAACAGGCATCGCGCTCCTCGGTGCTGGTCGTGCGTTTGGTAATCCCTTTGCTTATTCGGGAGGATAACCATGGTTAAAGGTGGCAATAGGCGTATGTTTCGTAAGCCCGGTAGGGCTCGTCAGGCGATTGGTATTCTAGCTTCTTCGAAAGAGTTGATGGACGCGGCACAAACTGGTGAACAAGCGGCAATGCAACCAGTTCAGTCTTTTTCTGGTGGCGGCATAGCGAACAATATATACAGCGAACTAGACTTATATGGAGGCGTTGCTCCTGGTTTTGAAATGGTGGGCGAGGGAGATGCCGCAACGGTACAACCGATTGGTGGATTAGAGGGCTCACTTGCAAGACTGTACGGTATGCGAGATCCTTCACGAGTACGCTCAGAGTCAGGGTTTGATCTTTTAGAACTCGGTGCTCGAATTGCTGCGGGTGGGAGTGACTCAACAACACAGAACATCGCTAATGCATTGATTCCCACGATTGATAAAATCGGCAAGCGCAGAGAAAAAAATCTAGCGACAGATATTGCTGTTGCACAGTTGAAAGACAAAAAAGATCAAGAAGCACGGGACAGATTGGAAAAAGCGTATGCGTCGCAACGTAAGGTTAACCTCAAGTTTTCAAAAGAGTTGTCTCAAATTGGAGCGGCGGTAGATGGACAAACGGGCCTGATAACATACGGAGCTCCGGTAGATGGACAACTGCCTTTCTTTAAAGACATGCAAGCTCTACAGGCACACCTACGCTCACTCGGCAAAGAGGGCGAGAGTGATTTAAGAAAACTCACAGACTCTATCCAACGGGAAGGAGGTACTGTAGGGGAGAGACTGTACGACGACTTGACAAATCCAGACATAGACTTGCAAGCCTATCTTCAAAAGGTTGAACTTGGTAAAACCGAAGACATAGACAACCCAAGAGAGTTGAAGATATTCGTTTCACGGCTAGAGGGAGCGGTACAGCAAAAAGGTGGAGTAATAATTAGACCGTCAGAGACTGCCACTGACACTCGAATTTTAGACTTTAATGCAGGAAAAGCTCTCACTCCGTTTGGGGCGCAAGATTTTGCGTTCAATAAGTTTGTTACGCCCGACGACGAGAGCAGTTTACTCCCAGAGAGTTTGAAAGGAGTAGAACTTATGGTGCAAGGATTCGATGGCACACAGATTCCACCCACTGCTGTTTTTTACACGAGAAACGGTGGTGCGCTAGACTCTAAATCCGCAGAAAACGTTCGGACAGTGCTTAACAAGCTTCTTACGCAGAGATAACGTATGGCAACTTTTGATTTTAGTGGTGGAAAATCTGGTGGCGTAAAACCTGTAACTTCAACCGTACCCGCTGTTGCACCTGTTCAAGCATTTGTTCCCGACTCTCCAGACGAACAAGACTTTTTTACATTCTCTCAAGTAGGAGATATTGGCAAGGGCATTGGATCTGGGATCCTTGGTGTTCCAGAAGGAATTATTTCACTTCCTCTTTTGGCTTCTGATTACTTTTTTGATACCAACACTCTTGAGTACAACGATCAGTTTTTTCAATACATCAGAGATGTAACTGGGCTTGATCCAGAAACTGAGGCTGGTGAAGTAGCAGAACTACTTTCCACTTTTGTGACCGCATCCATACCTGTAATCGGCTGGGCATCAACAGCCGGAAAAACAGGGCAAGCAGTAAGAGCAGGAACGGAGATAATTCCTGCGGCTACAAGTCTGTTTAGAGGCGCACAGGCATTTGGCAAAACAAAAGCAGGACAGGTTATTCTGGCTCCGACATACGGAGCTAGGTCACAAAGCGCGGCTGTTCGAGCCGGAGGAAGAGTTGTTGGGCGTTTTCAAACAGGTGCCGCAACAAGTGTTGCCGCTGGACTATCGGATGCAATTGTTGCCCCCGGTGGCACATCAACACTAGCAGATCATTTCGATATTTTGCCTGAAGGTCTACGAACCGAAGATGACACAGGGCTTGTAGGTAGAGAAAGAGCCGCCACTCGATTTAGGAACAAGTTTAGAATAGGCACAGAGTCAGCGGCTGTGGGCATTCTTCTAGGCGATGTAGCGATACCGGCTGCCGGTGCTTTTCTTTCGGGCACTGGCAAAGTAGCTGGTGGAACAAGTCAAATAGTTAGAGATTTACCTGTTCCTGCTACCGGAGGCGAACGTCTTGGAGATGTTGTGTCAAACGGCTACGACATTCTGGGACAAAAATTTGCTAGCACAAAAGTTGGTCAGCTAGTTGATAAAACCGGAAAAGTGTTTAATCAATACCTCACAAGTGATCGCGGTTTAGCTTCAGCAGTTATGTCTCGTATTGATGATGTGACAGGAAATATAAAAGCCACCGAAAAACTAGCGTTGAAAAACTTAAACTCGTTTCACAAAGAGGCTGTTACATATCTCAAAGAACTCAATCGTATGGGTAGAGGCGGCAAAGAAACCATACAAACCACATATGATGACTTGATAAACTACCTCGAAGGAAACACAGAGGCTCTAATCAAGTACAGAAAGAACCCAGAAAAAGTTTCAAACATAGAAAAGATTGCAGAGCGCATGGCTAGTGAAAGAAACAAGCTTTCACAAGGTTTCATGGACGATTTGCAAAGACGCTTTGACGCTGGAGACTTTGGAGCAGGGAAAAAAGCCGAAGAAGAGTTTCTTCGGCTTAGAAGAAACTTTAAAGAAAACGAAAACGGATATCTGCGTAGAATGTTTGCTCGGACAATCGGGCGAAACGAAGCTGAATTAGAAGATATTGTAAGAAACTTCGCAAAGCTTGAATCAAGAGGTACACTGCCGAAGAAAATCAAGACTGCCATCAATGAAGTAATGTTAGCTATGGCGAAGATACCAGCGTATCGGACTCAGTTTGGCATAACTCAACGAGCAAATGGCACATATGACATCTCTGGCAATGAGCCTCTTCTCAGAGAAGCAGCAGACTATGTGCTGACTCAGGTTCGCCGACGCGTAGAAAACACACCTGGGATAACAATTGAAGACGCTGCGAATGTCGTACCAGAATCTGCGACAGGAGGTTTTAAAGATTTTTTCAAATTTTCCTTGTCAAGAAAAGAGCCAAAGTTTCAAGTATCACAAGATGTCTTGAAGGCAAGATCAAAGATATTGGACGATCCGGGTACTGTTGTTTTACGCGAGTTAATGGGAGAAATGAAAGAGGGACAGGGTGCGGCTGTACTACGATACACGGACACTATCTCAAACCTTGCTCGGATCGCAGAAACAAACAAATTGTACACTGATCTGCTCAACAATAAGGAGATCACAGCAACTGCGGAAGAAGTAATAAGCGGATCAAAACTAAATCCTCTAATCATGGATCCCGCAGAAATGGCTCTGCTTGATGCTCGGGCGGCTGCTGGAGAACTTACTGGAGACGCGCTAGCGAGGTATCAAAAAGTTAAGAAAGATCTTGTTACTCTTGGCGAAAAAACAGATACGGTTTTTGGCGGAACGTTCGGTGCTCTTAGCGGCAATCTTGTTCGAACAGAATTAGTTGATGCCTTACAGATAAAAGGATACGACACCACTGCACTCGGTATGATATTCGGAGGAGCGGTTAGGTTAAAATCTTTAACGCAACAAGCGGTTGTTACTTACAATCCTGTCGCTCTCATGAGAAACTTGCTCGGGGGCAGCTTCTATTTAACAGCACAGGGTCTTCTGCCACGAGGCGGTGACTTGATGGATGCTTTTAATTTAACGATAGGCAAGCTAGGCAATGTCCCAACAGAAGCGGCAACAGATTTGTTTGAGAAAGCACGGCGGTTGCGTATTGTTGATGAGTCTGTTCGAGCCAATGAGATTGCAGAGACAATGGCCGGGTCGGTCGCACAAGCAGAAAGAAACCCAAACACGAGCTCGTTACAAATTTTTGCTAGGAACTTGCGTGAAAACCTAGACAAAATTATTCCCACAGAGGTTACGGATAAAGTAGCTAAAGGTGCCAAAGCTGTTGCAAAATCTCCCTACACACTCCCTCAGAAAGCACAACAGTTTGCAGATACTTTTTATAAGCTAGCCGCTTGGGTTGGAGAAAGAGCAAGATATGATGCCGCTCTGAGAGCTAGTCTTCTTGATGCCTTGCCCCAAGGAACAGGCAACGCAACCAGTGCTGCTTCATATAAGCTCTGGGACGACCTTGCGGATGAGTTCATCAAACAAGGAGTAGCCAAAAGAAAAACAAACGGTTTTGGTGATGACTTCTTTGATGTTTGGACAGGCGACTTAGTTACAAACACACAACCGTCTTATTTTAAAATATCTGAAGTTGGTAGAAAAATCATCAGAGCTCCTGTGCTTGGTACGTTTGTCGGCTTTATGTCTGAAACAATTCGTAATGCTGGGAACACTTTCGCGCAAGCTGCAAAAGAAATGAACTTCAGAGCCACTCCTGAAATGATTGATATTATGGGCAATCAAATCATTCGTTTGAAGGGTCTTGAGCAACAAGCTATTGCAAACCCACAGCTTGTACAAGAGTTGGGAGAGAAAGCCGCTAATGGTCTTGCTCGTCAAATGAATGCAATCGGCACAAAGAGAATGGCTGGTTTGGGTTTTACAACTTTTGGTACTACCGCCACAGCCTCCGCTATCTCCGCTGCCGCGCTAGGACTAACGGACGACGAAAAAGAGGGCATGGACAATAGTGCCGCAACAGGTTTTTACGAAGGACAACGATTTATTTATCTGACCAAGCCCGTAGACGGGCAGTTTGAAGCGTTGCCTGTTGGATATTTTATTCCAAATGATGTTATCGGAAGTGCTGCAAACGCAGCGTTGCAAGACTACGCTCGAGGAAAAAAGATAAACGAGGAAAGCGTACTTAATTCTACGCTAGTAGGCTTGCAAACATTGCTACGCCCCTTCACAGACGAGTCTTTGCTTTTTGAAAGAGCTATGGATGTTACTGGTCGAGCCGGCAGAACAAAAACAGGAGCTATAATTTATCGTTACCAACCTGGTGAGATGGAAGCAGACAACTTTGGAGAAATCGTAAACAAAAGTTTTCTTCATTTGTTGGGTGCTGTTACACCAGTTGCTACAGACTACTTCTATGAGCTTGATCCTTCTGACCCAGAGGGAGTTAAAAAAGGTCGCCTTCTAAAAGCAATAGAAGGAGAGCTTTCCAAGTCTGGTCAATTCGTTAATCTAGCTGCCGAAGCCACTGCCATGAGCACCGGTTTGCGCGGCATTAAAATTGATAACAAGAAGAAACTTGAATACACAGCACGAGAATTTGCACGAGCAAACACTGCTGGACCGGGAGGAGAGCTCAACGCAGAACTAAGAACGGACGATGTAACTCCTTATAAAGCAATCTCACAGTGGTACGACAGCCAACAAGAAGGCTTCAGAACACAACAAAACTTAATGATTACCGCGAACAATGCAATTCTCACAAACGTTAATATGGATGATGTAGACGTAGTGTTAACTGAGAACGGTGTTCCAAAACTGGTGTCGGATGCATCTTTGAGAGGCAAATTTACCTTTAAAAAGATAGGCGATAAACTGGTAAACGATTTATACGATGAGGTGGAGAACAATCCAGGCAAGGCAGCTTTTTATCGTGGGTTGGCTCAAACTCCTTTTGCTGAACGGGAGCAGTTTACTCCCGGAGAGTTTGAAAGAATGGTAGAAATTCTTAACAACAAATCAGATGAGTTTGATGAACGTATTTCTCTAACCGAACCTTTCCCTCCTTTGGAAACATTCTTTACAGAAGAGGAGCTCGGACCAGATCTTTTTCAGAGAGTGTTTGGATCAGGAGCTCCAAGTACTCTGTTTGTAAAACCTGAAGGATCAAACGTTCGACCATCAGGACAGCCAGTAGCACCTAGTCCGGCTCCAGAGACTTTTGACTTTAGATCACAAAACACCCCTTCAGGATCGTCTCTCTCGTCGCCTGAAGCATCGATTGCCTCGGCTCCTGTACCTTCTGTGCAAGCTGGAGAGCCTGTATCACCGGGACTTTTAGGGGATAACCCTGTTGAAATAGCTCGGAACATGGAACTAGCAGAAAGGACTCGCCGTGGCTGAACAAGATTGGTCGCAGTTTCAAAATTTCTCAATAGAAGAGTTTCGTTGTCAGCATACCGGGGAGGACGGTATGGATTTGAACTTTGTCGCAAAGGTGCAAAAACTTCGCACTGAATACGGCACAGGTCTTACAATCAGCAGCGGATACAGAAGCCCCGAACACCCCATCGAAGCAAGAAAGCCGAACGGTCCAGGAGCTCATGCAACTGGTCGCGCTTGTGATATCAGGATACATGGAGAAGACGCGCTTGATCTCCTGCACCTGGCTCTCGAATCTGGGGACTTCACCGGTATCGGAATACAACAGGCAGGAAGTTTCAACCGTAGGTTTATCCATCTGGATGACCTAGACAATGAACGCCGCCCCACGATCTGGTCTTATTGAGTAGCGTCTGCCTGGCCGGGCGCGGCGGGGCGTATCCCTCCTTAACGCCTCGCCGCAACCCTTCCCTAAGTGCTTTCTCCTGCTCCAAAGAAACACGCAAAAGTAAAACGATATGTCGGACAAGCGTGACTAGGAGGTCGGATACTATGTTGTACTTCTGTGTGTAGCCAGAGCACACGACCCGGGACAAACGAAATAGCTCGAGAGGCTTCCTCTCCAACATCGTCAAAGATCAATGTTTCTCCCGCATATTCAGGTAACCACCTTGGGTTCACATAATAAATTAAACTGTCTTCGTGTAAGTGTGAGTGACTACACATAATGTTTGATGGTTCCACAAGATTAACTAAAGGCTTTACTGGCTTTCTTCCTGCAATCAGTTCTTGCAACCGAGGAGATCTAATTCTTTGGAAGAACTCAAAGTTCTTTACGTCTTCTTCAGAGTAATCGCTGTACAACATCCTACGCTGCCCAACCACATCCGCGACATGATCTCCGTCATGCCAACCTATTTTGTACAAGCTTTGCCGAGCAAACTCGTAGAAGAAAAGAATATCTGACCGCATAAACGCGTCATCTATAATCTCGTACTTCAATCCACTTGCCCCCAATTATCCGCAATCGCACAGTCCACCTTGAACGGAACCTTGGCATCGACACAGTTCTCCATGATCTGAGATATCTCAGCAATCTGCTTCTCATCTGGATTTCCTGATTCATCTGCATCGATGCTGAAACATAGTTCATCGTGCACCTGTAACATGGGGCGATACCCAGCGTTGTAACAATCAAGCATAGCTTTCTTTGTCTGGTCGGCACTCGAACCTTGGATCAATCGGTTCAATGCTTTGTATGTAAACGCACGTTTGATTGATGTCCTGCCATGTTCTCGCACTGCTTCTTCCAAAGGCAACGGTTTGTGTATGCCAAATGTCTTGGGCTCCCATAGCGGGAAGCGGCACTTCCTACCTAGAATTGTTCTAATTTGTCCATTATCAGACGCATGATTAGACACCATCGTTGCCAATCCTCGAACAAAGGGAACCTTCTCGTGGTATTCATTGAGCAGTTCTTTTGCGTCTTCGACTGTCGTATCAAGAACACCAGCCATCTTATTCACGCCCATGCCGTACATGATGCCCAGGTTTACTGTCTTGGCATCCTTCCGAGAGATACCAGCCATGTCAGCCACCATCTGGTGGAAGTCAGCATCATCGTTTTGGTATTGCTCAACCACCTCGTCGATGGATGGGTGACGATGCACACCGCTAATTGAAGCACAGTAGTGCGCTAACCAACGTGGCTCCTGTGATGCGTAGTCAAAGCTACCCCACTTCTCTCCTTCTTCCGGCAAGAATAATCCTCGAATGATAGACTTGATTTGTGGATCTCGGGCTGGAATTTGTTGGAGGTTTGGATTAGATGAGGAGAAGCGACCAGTAACGGTGCCACCGTCATCAGACCGAAGAGGATGGAACTCGGCATGAATGCGTCCTTTGTGAGTAAACTTCAAGATATTGGTAATGAACGTAGTATTTGCTTTGTTGAGTTCACGCAAGCGAACAATGTTCTGCGCTATCGGATGCTGGTGCGATGCCAGAAACTGTTTGGTAAAAGAAGGCGCGTCTGACTTCGGTGTCCTTGGATACGAAAGCTCAAGCTTGTCAAACACCTTCGAAACTGATGTCGCGTTCCATGGCTCTACATCTAGCCCTGTCTCTGTCTTGATCTCCTTGCGTATTTCTTTTTCGCGTTGCTCCAGTAGCTTACGAGCATTCATTGAACCTTCTTCGTCAACCCGTACACCGCGCCACCGCATGTCCAAAAGCATAGGAGTGAGGGCTGTCTCAAGTTCGAAGATGCTGCTCACCTCTTCCCTAATAATGTCTGGTTGCATACGATCCCACAACCGTTTGGTAACTGCCGCGTCCTGCTCTGCATACTGACCAACAAACCTAGCCGGTAGCTTCCACATCTCTGACTTTGCATCCACGCCATAATCCGCTGCGGCAAGTTTCAAAAGTTTTTCGTTCTTGCGCTCTTGTAAGTAGTCAAATGCCAGTGAGTTCAAGTTGTACCAGCGACGGTTCTCGTCAAGCATAGCCGCCGCAACCATGGTGTCGTACACCGGACCACGGACTTCAATCCCTGCCCAGCGTAGCCATCCAAGATCGTATTGTGCATTGTGCATGACCTTCGGCACATCACACTCCATCATCTCCTTGATGTAGCCGTGTACTGCCTTTTCAGGCATGTTGCCGCCAACTTCGTGACGCACCGGGTAGTACCCACAGAAGTCGTTGAACGCCACAGCGTAGCCAATGATATAGCCGTCATCCCGCGCCCAACCTGGTCCTAGTGTCATAAGATTGGGATCTCGTGTCTCGAGGTCGATGGATATAACCGTTGCGTCTTTGTAGTGATCGGGAAAGGAACTGGGTGGTGTCCAATCCTGATCCAAAGCAATCGATGCTACCTCACGGATATCCTCTTCTGGAATCTCCCTTGGCTGTAGCTTCCATTCGGTGTCTTTTTCTGTGAAAGATAATTGATCGCCCTTCATAACTGAAATCTCCATCTTGCCTCTGGGTTATCGACCACAAACAATTTCTGCTTGGCTCTTGTAGCACCAACATAGAATACACGACGTTCTGCGTCTGGCTCACTCATAGTGCAACACGCTTTGGTGGACTCCAACAACAGAGCTACATTGTCTGCCTCGCCGCCTTTGGCTTTGTGTATTGTAGACAAAACGATCCTTGGGTTTTCATCGTCGAACTTCTCACCGGACTGTAGAACCGATGTAATATAAATACGTTCTTGATCGCTAACTTCCAGCACCTCGTACCAGTGCGTTTCTTGCAGATATTGCTGGGTCAGAGATTCCAAAAACTCTATGCCAAACGTTTCAAACTCGGTGGCCTTCAACATCTTGTTGCCAGCCGTGCGGATCTTTCTGTCTACTTTGATTTTACGCCACACCTGAGACATCTCTTCTTTGTCTATCTCTAGGCCGCGTGTGAGTTTTGTGAAGCCCCGGACAACATCCAATGTTGACTTCGCCACGCTCCAGCCATTGCCGTTCCGCCAAAATAGATACCCGTTGTTCTTCAAATCAACCGCGACACGATTGGCGATGTAGTTTGTTCGAGCCAGTATCATCCACTGTCCCTCTTCCAAAGGCAGTTCGTCTATCTTGTAGTGATACGAAACATTGCCGTGGTCTTCTCTCGGGTTCCACTTCTTCTCTATCCGCCCCTGCACATGCTTGATCATGCGCGTTGCTTCTTCATGCACGGAACGTGGAACTCGGAAACTTTGGTCGAGGACAAGAGCTTTATCCGCCGTATTGCATCGCTGTACAAACTCTGACGAATCCACACCCATCCACTCGTAAATAGCCTGATCGTCATCCCCTGCGTAGTAGATTTTTTGAGAGTTGTTTTTCAGTTTATCAACCATGTCCCATTGTAGAGGAACGAGATCTTGCGCCTCATCAACAATCAGGAGATCTAGTTCAGGAGCTTGCCCCTGGCTGATGAACATCTCAATCATATCAACAAAGTCAATCTTTTCAAGGGCTTGCTTGTATGCAACGTATGTCCGAACAACGTGGTCAAGTTCGATGCTGTGCAAATTCCAGTTGTTTGAAAGATTGAACTGCTCCTGCAACGGCACCTTCCTAACACGCGCCATGTTGTAGATAGACAAATACATGTCACCCTTGCCACCTATCCGAAAGAACTCACCATCATTGATGTTCATGGATTGTGTAGAAGAGAACGGCAAGCCGAGCTCTGTCTCTAACCTCTGATAGTCAAAGCTACGCAGGACAGAATCCGTCTTCAAACCAAGTTGCCGGAAAGCCAAAGAGTGCAGTGTTCTGAAGTGCACCATCTTTTTGTAGTCGAGTGCTAGCTCACGAGACGCACGGGTTCGTGCTTCTTCTGTTGCCTTCTTGCTGAAAGAAACAAAGCCGATGCGCTCCGGTGGTGTGCCCTGTAGCAAGGCATCCTTCACAATGTTAATCAACGTGTGTGTCTTGCCCGTCCCAGGCGGACCTAAATATGCAGAAGTACTCATTAGAACGGTGCCTCGTTAGAACTAATCTCAATGGCTGGTATCTCTACGTCACTCGCAAACTCAGGCACTGACCAAACACGGACACTCTTGCGCTTCTTGGCTTTATCGTAGAAGTTCTTGACCGTGCTGGATGACTCGCCGTTGTTCAGTTCCTTCAGCCGTTCTTGTACCTGACCCCGTGTGTATTGGGTAAAGCCCTTACCCTTCAGGAAATCCATCAAAGCATCTAGCTTGAAGAACACTGAACCGTTTTCCGTAAATGGTTTGTTGAGCACGAGCTCCTCGAGGCTCATGGCTTGCACCCGCCCCGTGCAGAAAGACTCAATCAACTCGTGGAACTGCCCCTTGTTTGTCAGTTCCGGGGGAACTTCAATCTTCATGCATTCCTGCAAAGCAAGGTTCATCATCGCCGTCCAATCGTCTTCTTTGACACGCGGAGGCAACCACGACAACTGCTCTAGACAAGCACGACCAAACTTCAACTGCATCTGAACGTCTTCACTTGTCAGTTCCAAACGTTCGCCACCGATATCGACAAACCAAACACGCGGCTCTGATAACACGACACTCATGCCAGTAATCTCAAGACTTCGGCCTGACCCGTTGCCCACCCCATACTTTCGTGACAGGCATAGCGTCTTGTTGCAGTAGTCCTTCAACGGTGACTTCTTGCACCCGTACTGGTATTCCTTTTTGCGAAGCTGGTCCTGGATATCGACTATCTCAGAAGCCGGCAGCGGAGGCTTACAGTACTGTTGGTTGTGCTTTTCCAAAAGACTGGGCCAGTTATCCTCGTCCATCTTCTGGTACATGACCCCAATGTTGAACATGGTTTCATTGCGACCACCCTCACCTATGCCATTCGTGGTCAGCGTAATCAGGCACGGAGGACACTCCGGCATGAAGTTTGTCTTTGAGCTAAGTTGCAAGTCCATGAACTCAGCCGGTGTCACCGTCTGCTTGTCCACATACTTTAAGAATTGTTTGAGCGTGAGCTCTTTGCCTCGAGCGTTGAACGCTGGGCGTAATGTTCGATCTACGTCGAAGTACGGAAGGTTAATAAAATTACCTACGTCGCCTCGTTCGACAAGGAGTCTCTCTTGCTTCGGAAAAATTTCCGCCGAACCGTAGCCAAGAGACGCAGCAATCTCCGATAACTTGTCACGCATATCGGATGCCGAAATCCATCCTTCAATGAAGAAGTAGATATGCGCTCCGCCAGATTTAGACCGGCAAACCACAGCAGGAACATCAATCCGAGCGCAATCACGGACAAGCCCAGCATGATCAAGAGGATAAACATCCACATCAATGCAACCGAAACGGCAAGTATTTTTACTAGTGATCGGGATAGCTCCCGCCCCCACGACCCCTTGAAAGTGTTTTTCAATGTGTTCTTCATTTAGTGGTGACCTAATAACCCGAGAGTCGGCCTCTTCTTTGCCGTTCTTTCTCGTACCTTTAATAATTGTCTGTCCATGCGCGGTTTCAAATCCTGAAAAAGCCGCCATGAACTTTTGTGTGTCGTCCATGACAAAACCTCAAAAGTGGTGGGGACGAAGCAACCAGTGGAGTACACCTAGAAGTCTCCCGAAGCCTAGGATACCAGTGCTCCGCCCCCATGATTGCGCCTAAAACGGTACAGGTTCGCCGTCGTTTACGGGCACAACGAGGTCAGGATCGGCTTCAGCCTGGGCTGTGCCGTCTGCCACCATCTCTGAAAGTTCCTTGCATGACTTGTAAAGATCAGCGTCATCGACATAGCCTTCACGACCACCAATCTTCCAACTATTCCATGCACCTTTGTCATTCGAAACTTCGTCTGACTCAAGTCTCCAGATAACACCGAAGCTCGGGATCTTGAAAGTCTTCCCGTCTGCCGTGTGTTCCTGCATCTGGATCATGGTATTCCACTGACGCGAAATCTTGAGGTTCGTAGATTTCATATCAATAATCGCGGATTGCCACGACCCGGTTTCTGGATCACGGATCTTGCAGTAGTGCTGTGCGGAGATGACAAGTTCGTTTCCGTTCGTCATCACATCCTTGTTCTCAACGCGCTGGGCGTTCAGAACTTCATTACTGTTGGGGTCAAGTTCGCCTTGGAACCCGCCGCCCTTTTCTCGAGGCACGAACTCCAAATACTTTTTGATGTACCCGCACGGGATGACAAGTATCTCGTCTTCCCATGTCTGACGCGTCACTGTATTGAACATGTGACCGGCTTGGGCACCTTCAATGTACTTGTCGTCTTTCTTTTTGACCTCGGGTGATGTCGGCTGAATGATACGAATGAACGGTATCTTCATATCGTCGGCAGAGATGTTCTCTGTGCCGGCACCGGCATCTTCAATAAAGTTGTTTAGGAGATCCTTCGGGATCGCCACAGCCTTTTTGCTGGTTTTGGTAACTTGGTTCTCTGACATTACTTCCTCCTTATCTTGGCTTCTGTACCAATATATGCGCCAAATGTTTCAAGGTTAATTTCCTGACCTGATGCAAGCCGATCTTTAATCCACGCCTGTAGCGTCATGGGATGCACTGTGGTCTTGTGTTCGGGATCAAGCCCCTTCTGGGCACAATCATCTACAAAAGCCCCCGCTTCGTTGTCTTGGCCTTTTGAGAACGAAACCTTAACTTCGTTCTTGATGATATCATCCTGACCAATACTCCGTAGGAAAGCAAAAGCCTCTTCCTTCTTGTCTGCGGGTATAGATGCGTAACAGAACTGGCTCAACGTCACGGAGTTACCGTCAACGTCTACCCGGTCTAGACCCATCTCTTGCATTTCTGAAGGAATAAGCTCACGAATAATGCGTAAGGATTCTGATTTCAGATCTTTCGCGGCTTTTTCGTGTTGCCGTACTTCGTCTTGAAGTCTCATAGCCTCACGAACAAGGTTGGACAGTTTAGACCCGTCCTCGGTCTTGATGTCTGCAAATGCATCTGCATCAGCTTTCATCTCATCGAATAGTCCACTCATTAGGACCTCCTTTCTATGCTCTCGTTTCGACGTTTATAGCTCGGCAGCTTTGGTTGAGGAGACTAACGTCAGTCTTAGGAGGTGATTCAAAACCTTGTCGGGCTGACGCTAGCTTACGGATGCCTCATCACCCGTTATCTATCCCGACTTGACAATCTGTATCAAACATATTATTTCATGTCAACAACATATTTTTAGATGTATTGAGATGAATTACACATATAAGACACAACCATACAAACACCAAGAGGATGCATTCAAGGCAAGTGCGGATGAGAAGAACTACGCATACTTCATGGAAATGGGTTGTGGCAAGTCAAAAGTTCTGATCGACAACGCCGCGTATTTGTACGCCGCTGGGCGGATCACTTCTCTTGTAATCGTAGCACCGAAAGGTGTGTACCGGAACTGGGTGCTGAAAGAGATACCCATACACATGCCAGATAATGTCCCAAGACAGATGGCAACGTGGCGTAGTTCGATGAACAAGGCACAGCAAAAAGAACTCACTGATCTGGTGCACTATCACGATGGGCTTCGCATCTTGGTTATCAACGTCGAGGCTTTTGTCAGCACAAAAACCGTGAAGTATGTGCAGAAGTTTATGGAAGGACAAAAGGTAATGTTCGCCGTGGACGAGAGCACCACGATCAAAAACCACAAAGCAAAACGAACAAAGATTATTACCAAGCTAGCCGAGAATTGCGATTACCGGCGCATCCTCACCGGATCCCCGGTAACACAAAGCCCTATGGACTTGTACGCACAGTGCGCCTTCCTGGACCCGGAGCTCCTCGGCTGCGACAACTACTATCAGTTCCAAGCTCGGTACGCGAATATGCGCCGTATCAATATGGGCGCGCACTCATTCAACAAGATTGTATCCTTCAAGAACTTGGAAGAACTAGCCGTGCTCTTGAGAAAGTTTTCCAGCCGAGTGCTCAAGAAAGACTGTCTTGATCTGCCATCGAAAACATACACGATACGCGAAGTGTCTCTGCACCCAGAGCAACTTCAGCACTACATGACCATGAAGAAGGCCGCGCTTGTCATCCTCGAGGACGATACAGTCTTCGCGCAAGAAGCGATGACACAACTACTGCGCCTCCAACAAATTCTGTGCGGGTATCTGCCTGTCGATGATGAGGGAACGCTTGTCGATATCCCAACTCGTAGACTCGATGCCCTGCTGGAAGCTGTCGAAGAAACTAGCGGCAAGATAATTATCTGGGCTCGGTTTCGGAAAGACATTCAACGGATCGAAGAAGCACTCGCAAAGAAATACGGGCGCGAATCTGTCGGTTCATATTACGGGGATACAAGTGAAACAGAGCGAGATGATTTGGTTCGTGACTTTAGTGACCCAGATCATGCAACTCGGTTCTTTGTGGGCAACCCACAAACGGCAGGGCGTGGTCTGACATTGGTGTCAGCCAACACGGTCATCTACTACTCAAATGATTTCAACTTGGAATCTCGTACTCAATCAGAAGATCGGTGCCACAGGATCGGTCAAGAACAACCCGTGACGTATATCGACTTGCTTGCAGAAGGAACTGTGGACGAACACATCGTTCGTATTTTGCGAGGTAAGATTGCGTTGGCGGGGGCTGCACTCGGAGAGGAGATGCGACAATGGCTAAAGGTAAAGTAATGGATACTCAGAAATTTAAATCAATAGCACTGCCGATAGAGGCATATGAAATAGCGAAAGAACTCGCTGAAAAGAATGAGAGAAGTATCGCTCGGCAGATAAGCTTTCTTATCCGCGAAGCGACACAATCATCTAACTCTAAGTAAGTGGTTACAACAACGCTCACCCCCGGGGCACTCCGAACATGTGACAGCGTCACAGTCGGAAGCCTCCTTGCGGCTGCGGGGTGGGAAATACTCCCACGCCTTGGACCAGGGTGAGTGTGGTTTAACCTTTTGTTTTTCCGGTTCTTGCATCAGTCTTTTCCTTTGGAGGTGACCAAAGCTGGTGCGCGATAGCTGTTCGAACAAACTCGCTTTTGGTCTGACCTCTATCCTCTGCACATGATACTAACTCGTTGAACATTGCTTCGTCCAGATCGAAAGACATTGTTTTTCGAGTATTGAACTTCTTGGGTCGCCCCATTTTACTTTCAGTTTGCATCATAATTCTCCTTTATGGCGATGCCGATTTGCTGTGCTATGGCTGGCACAATCGCGTTTCCTAATCCTCTAATTCTGTCCACCCGGCGGGGTATCCCATCAGCCACTCGACCCACTGGGGGTTCAAACTGCCACCAGCGTATCCAGCTAGCTTGCTCTTCTCTTTGATCTTCTGGTAGTCGGTGTTGTCCCCACTGTCCTTGTGATCCCGTGCCGTTGGTGTAGGCCACATTCTCACTGGGTCTTCCGACAAGCTGTCGTTCACCGCCGCGCCCGTGTTCCACCCGTGCTTGCCGTTCTTGTGACTTGGTGCCACTCCGGTGCCGCCCGTCATCGCTGTCGGTGTAGGCCACATCGCTACTGTCTCCTCGTCCACCTGTTCTCGTAGGTTTGCGGGTCGCTTCCTTCCTTTGCGCGCTGTCGTCGCTTGCTTGATCAGAGCTTCCGTTGATCTTTGTGGTAGGTGATCCATTGTGTTGGGCGTTGCCCACCAGCTTCCCGGATCTCTGCCCCTCATCGATGGCGCGTCCTGATTCCCCTTCGCTGTCGGCGTGTGCAATAATCCAGACTCGGTTTCGTTTGTGGGGAGCATTGACGGCGCAAGCTGGAACAACAAACGGCCTTGTGGCGTAGCCAATGGCTTCCAAATCAGATAGCACCTCGTCGAGTCCCAGCTTGATGTGACCATAAACGTTTTCGAAAACGCACCAAGTTGGTCGCTTTGCTTCAACAATGGTTCGTATTTCAGGCCAGATGTGACGGTCATCTTCTGCGCCTCTTTGCTTCCCGGCAACACTAAATGGCTGGCAGGGGTATCCTGCTGTGAGGATGTCACAGTCGGGAACAAGTCTTGTTGGGTCATTCGCTAACTCCTTTACGTCCTCCGCTATGGGGACATCTGACCAATGCTTTCTCAGCACACGGCGACACCAATCATCAGTGTCGCAAAATAATATCGGGCTTGATAATTGAGCCCATTCGAATCCCAGGGCAAAGCCCCCGATTCCTGAACACAGATCAACATGACGTTTCATCTTCTGTCCTTCTCAAAATTCCTATTCCTACATCAAGCATGTTGAGCAGTTGTTTTCTGTTAACAGGCAACTGAACAAACGTGCCTGGGTCGCTTTGCGTAACCTTGATACAAAGTTCCGCCGGATACTCTCCGTTGCCAGTGTTCTCTCGCAAGTACACCAAGACTTTTTTGTCAGTGAACTTCGGGGTCATCTTCGTTTTTCGTGAGACTTTTGAAAAAGTCCTGCAAATCTGGGACAGCGTCATCCAACATAGACGTTATGGTATCCACCATTTCATCTGTCATCCACTGTACTTTGTCATCGTCGCTGGCAGAATAGATTGCAAAGTTATATGCGTGGTTCTTTTCCATAAACGCCGCGAACAAACGAACCTCAACGTCTTTCTTTTTTTCATCGATCCATAGCCCTGCGACTCCATACCATGCATGGTCCTGGAATGATTTGATCGGAACCATGTCGTGATCGAGAAAGCAAACCGCAACAATGTCGGCATCTTCAATCTTCCCGGCCTTGGGATTGAAAGGTACTACTTCACCCATTTCGTTTCTCCTCGCCATATATCTTCTCTTCCTCGGGGAACGATGTGCACAGAGCAAAAGTTCCCTGTCGTGATGGCTCTCTGTTGTATTCCACCACCAAATCAAGACATGCATCGCGCTCCATGTTTGGTTTCGCTTCGACCATCTTGAATGCATTGCTATGCAAAATTGCGACTACTATGAAAACGTATTCCATTTTTTGATCCTTCTGAGTGTGCGCTGCCAGACGTTCTGACTGCGTTGTGTGTTGATTAGTCCCATGGCGAAAACATCCGAGCCAATTCGGTAAGGACTTTGTTTGAGTTTCTTTCTTTGTGGCTTAGTCATCTATCTGCCTCTTATCTAGCTTCAATGAATAGTCTTTAATTACTTCGCCGAACTTTTCGTTGCCCCGCTGGTATGGTTCTATTCGAACTATCCGACCATCTTGGTACTTGCGTGTGTGACCACGCACCCAGTGCAGTTTCCGGCACCCCTCTTCCGATGGGGTTTCTGTACGCAACACAATTCCCCTGGGCTTGGGTAAGTCTATCTCTATTGTCTTCAAGTCGATAGTCGGCTTGGTCGCAACTAGTGCCCTGTTTTTGCGTGTCGGTTTGCCAACAAGCTTGGACTCATGCCATGTAAAATTCAGTTCACTCAACAGCCACGCCAACATACGAATGTCATCCTCATACATCGCTGTTGAAGAAGTTACTGTGGTAGCCATCGCTTGAGGCTGTTTCAACATGATGCCGTAGTCATCAAGAGGGTAAGAAATCCCCAAGCTTGAAGTAATTCTTTTCTCAAGGTTCATGCGTATGTGCGCTGGGGCAAAGTCTCTTATCTCCGCTGACCAGTGCTCACCAAGACATTGAAACGATTTTGAGTTTGCTTCGTAAGGCATCTTACTTATGTGCTCTTTGCCCGTGAACAAATAGCAAGTCTTAGGAATGTAATAGGAAAGATTTTCCGTGGCATGAGATTGCGGCTTCAGATACTTCTGAACAACAATCGTGTCGTCCGAAGTTGAATGAAGCGTGGTCGGTCCAACAAGACAGAGAGGCCAGATGTCCCCCTCTTTGAAACTGCGTATCGCTCCGGCGCGTTGAATGTGCCAGCCTACCCATTCCGGGGCGAAGTGTGTGTCGTCATTTCTCCAGCGTTGAAACAAACGAGAGTTGCGCTCTCCCTCAATCCACATGTTATCGAAGGGCGGAACGGCGTTGTTGATTACATCAAAAATTTTCTCCCACTCCGCACCCGCGCTATCAAACAAAACTCTCTCAACCAAGTCATCATCAACCCTGAACCTGTGTGCACGTTGTAGTGAGATGCTGATTTGTTTCATCAGTGTTTTTGCTCCACGAGCCTTGTAGTTTGCATACAAATGCTTGGGCTGTGTTGTCAGTGCTGTGATGAAGTGGTCGATTAATTGATCGCCCTCCAACTTAGGAAGACTGTCGAAATCTCTGAGATGTGGGAACGCATACTTGCCGTTGCGTAGCTGTCTCTGAGCATGTGGGTCGCCGTGTTCGGCTCTACCCACAAGATGCTGAAAACCATCTTCTACGTTTATGCCGTTACTGGTCAGCTTTATTCCATTTGAAGACATGACTTGTCTCTTAGCCTTGTCCATTATGTGGTTGCCAGCCGTTTTCTCGCCCTTTGCCATATCAGTACCACGCGCCTACTGGCTGTTCCCAGTTTTCATCAAAGTGCTCGTCCAGAGCCTCGACCCACGCCTTCGGCATCCATGCATCAGGCTCATCATAACCATGCTGAAAATTTTCTTCGGGGATTAGGTTCTTACCATCCTGGTCCTTGACTGCCATAATCATGTAGTTGTGGCAGCCCCACGAATCACATTCAGCCTTAACGTTGAATTGTTCCTCAATGAAATCCGATACAAGGTCAGTGCCATTCCAGCTATCGCCATCGTGAAACCCAAACTTGTCGAACGCTTCACGCCACTCAAACTCAATTTTAAAAGATGCCATTACTCGTCTCCTCCAACGTTGTCCGGGTTACCTGTCTTAGCCACGAGCTCCATGCCCTTGACCCATGCATCAAAAGATTGCTGTTGAATGTCCTCGGAACTTGGTTCTTGGGACATGAATGAAAAAGTTATTTGCTTTTCGTCTGCCATCGTGTACTCCTTTAGATGGGACTTTATGTATGCAACATAGCATATTCCAATGTATAACCTTTTCTATTGGATATATCAAGGGGTGAAATGAAAAAAGTGATACATTGATACAGATGCATAAGCTTATTTCTGTGAGATTTTTGTTGTAAGTTTTTTTGTGAAAATGGTGTATCAGTGTATCAGTGTATCAGTTTCTCTGTAACGCAGGGTGTACAAGGGTTCTAGCTGATACACTTGTGTTACACTAACTGTATCAACTGTATCAGGGTGCAGTCATACTGATGGCGCGAAATCTGTGACTTTGCTATATATTAATAAAAGTCAGGGGAAATAGTTTTAGGGGATAGAAATGAGGCCACGTTTAAGTTTTTGGAAGAGCGCACCACCGACAAGCTCATGGGGCTTCGGGCTTGTTTGGCGTGGTGATAAAAAAGGTTGGGTTCATTACCCGGCGAAATGGCATGGCTTCTATAGGAGCCTGATTAAAACTTGGGAACATTATAAACATGCGAGGAAACATGGAGCTTGAAGCCGAAGAACAATCAGGTGGATTTTTAACCAATCGTCAGAAAGAATTTTCACGACATATTGTTGAAGGTGTGTACAGCAACGCCGAGTGTGCTCGACGCGCTGGATACAGTGAGAAGGTCGCGGTGAAATACGCTCACAAACTTCTCAACGGAAAAGACTTCCCGTTAGTCCCGCAACACATCGCTGAACTCCGTCAGGAACATGAACGTAAATACGGAGTGACATTGATAGGGCAACTCAAAAGATTATCCGACCTGTCACACAATGCCGAATCGGAAGGTCAGTTCTCTGCTGCCATCAACGCAGAAAAAATTCGTGCCAGCTTGGGAGGGCTGACTGTTGACCGACGCGAGAACCAACATGTCCATTCGTATGACCAAATGTCTCGGGATCAAATTATTGAACAGCTATCCAAGTTGAGAGACGAACACCCGGCCGCTTTTAT